TCCTGCTGCTCTTAGTGTTGATGCTGCATTGAAGATAGATGAAGCAGCTATTGCTCCAGTTCCATCACCAAGTGTGGTTGAGAAACCATCAAATAATGCGATTAGATCCTCATCCATTTTCTTGGCGATACCTTCACCAAATAATCTACCAATATCTGCAGCAACATTTCTTGGTGCTGAGTTTCTTGCTAGATCAGTAAGTGTAGTCATTACACCTACTTCTGATGCAGTAATTGTCACTGATGACGGATTAACTGCAGTATTTGACAGATCAGTTGCTTCCGCTACTGCTGCTGCTGCTATTGCTGAATAAATCGGAACTTCCACAGACTTACCGCCACCTGCGATAGTGTAGTTCTTTACTAAGTTCTTCATAATAGATTGCTCTTGAATTACGAACTCAGCTTCAGCAACGATTTCTGTATATAGTTCACTTAACGTTGAACTGGTACTTTCGTTTGCCATGTTATAACTCCTTTAGTTATTTGTTTAGTTTAATTTGAGTGACTGAATCTCTCTGTTTGCGATATTCCGCATACATTCTGCGATCTTCAGGATTACTCATGTCTAAGTCCGCAACATTTAAAGTCTTTTGCGTAGTTGACTTTCCCACATTACTAACACTTCCGCTCCCTGCAGGAGTTGCGCTTTGAAAGTGTGCGTTCTGCGTTAAAAACTCTTGCACTGCCTCATCAACAGTCAGCAAGTCGCCTTCTTTGTTATATCTAGGAGTTCCAGAATTATCAAGCACTTCTACTTTGCCTTCTTGATTTAGTTGCACTTGGCTTTTCATTAACTCTTTGATTTGATCAGGTGAAATCGCTCTATGTTTAGAAGCAGCATTGATTAATTGCTTATCAACTCTCTCGCTTTTGAGTTCTTGCTCTAACTTGGATAGTTTCTCATTATACTCTAAGGTTTTCTTCTTCATTACCTCATCAAACTTACCTCGCTCTAGCTGCTTTTCTTCTTCAACCTTTTTGCGTTCTTCAATAGCTGCTTTAGCTTCAGTTATGTCATTAACACCTAAAGATTCTAATAATTGTTTTTCTTGTCTGTAAAGTCTGTCTTTAACGACCTTATCAATATCAAATTGACTTGGTTTAGGTTGTTCTACTGGTTGTTCCTGTTTAGCTTCTACTGTTTCAGTAGTTGATTGTTCCACCTGTTCCGTTTTATTCTCGTCAGACATAATTATAACTCCTTTGTTAGTTATTTATTTAAGAAATACAGAATATAGATTATAATTCAATCATATTTTAGCACCTTCTGGTAAATCAGGAATTTCTATAACTTGATTTATTTGTTCATCAGTTAATTTTGTTTCATTAACCAATGCTTCTTGCAATAGTTCAGATATTTCGTTTTCTATTTCTGTATTTTTTATATCTCTAATAGTAAATGGCAATTCACCAAATTTATTCTCATAAAGAATATGTATTTTTGCATAACTCATAATATATCTCCAATTTCTTTTAATATTTCTTCAAATGCCTGAGTTGTTTCAGGTGCGTAATAATTCATTAGCTTTTTATAAATCCCCCCAAATTCTTTCTCTGTAGTAAGTGAAATGTAATTAGCAATAGCTTCTGATGTGTGTCCTTCTGTGACCGCTAAACCTGATTCTTTCCATACTTTACTAAATTTTCTGTAATAGGCAGTTCCATGACCAAATCCAATTTTTTCGTTAGTAATCGCACCTACATAATCCATAAAATCATCCATACTAGATAGGTTGATATCCACATTTGATTTTGTAATTAAACCTAATATTTCCTTCTTATTTGAAGGATCTACTAATCTTTTTAATTCTGATTTAGTTAGAGGAAACTCAGGATTATCTCTTAAAACATCATCTAAATATTTATCAAATTCTTGAGGATCTGTTGGGGTTTTGAATTTAATCATATTATTCTTATTTCTACTTTCTCTAAATTGTTTATTAAGGTTTTTTCTATCATTCAAAATTTTTCTACTAGCATAAGTTGAAGATACTTGTCTTAAATTAATAACAGATAAATTAACGCTTATTTCAATATCCCCTGATGATCTCAATGATTTAGGTGCATCCTCAAATCCACCAATTTTCATCAATTTTTCTTTAAATCTTTTTCTTTTAGTTTCATCAAGTTTTCCAATAATATTATCATCAATTCTATGCCCATATTCATGTCTATAAACTTGATCAAATCTAGTTGTTGTTTGATGACCTCTGGATATAGATAAAGTATCTGATCCTCTTTCATAATAAGATTTTTGTCCTTTATCTAAATATTTTTTTAATGGTGGTAAAAATGTGATTGCTTTAGTTATAGTATTATTCTCGTCATCCTTAATATCTTTAAAGCTAGATAATAAGTTTTTTTCTTCTGATCCTGATTTACCAAATCCTAGATTTTTCTTTTCTTCTTGTTTAATCTGCTCTTGTACTTCTTCCTCATCCCATGCAGGATCATAAGGTATTAAACTATGGCGGCATCTATAACCACCTCTATTCACAAAAGGATCTGATCCTGATTTACCTCTCCAGTTGCCAGTAAATACATCTCTCCATTCTTCCTCTGATTTTATTTCATTAAGGTTGGCTCTACAGAATTGTCTAGTGGTGGTGATATTTGTGCCAGTATATTTGTAAGTATTTATTCCTGCTTCTTGACCTTTGTACTTAGTGAACTGCCCATCAAACTGCATAATACTATCATGTGCTATTTGTGATGCGTACTTCCGCATATTCTCACCTCTAATATCAGAAGCATATTTACTATGTAGTATCTTTCTTGCGTCTAAGTATTTCTTTTTAGCTATAGGATCGTCTGAGTATCTATTTTCTTCTACAATCCTAACTAATCTATTGACTGCAGCTTCATTACTACGTCTATAGACACCATTCACAGATGCTCTGATATTCTCTACTACCTGAGGGAATGGTTTACCAGTGACGGCGGATGAATATATCTCTGTAGCAATCGTATCTAAAAATCTATTGGCTACATCTTCAAACCCACTAAAGGATAATTGTTTTAATTGATTGATTAAGACTAGATCAGGTTTAGTAAGGGTTTTAAATTTATCGGAAACTGGAGTAGTTCGGATATAGTCCATATATCCCTTAACGACTTCATCATATTCTGAGATTATTCTAGAGCCTTCTTTAAGGTAGTTCTGTTCTATTAGTTGTTTAAGGTTTGGTCTTAGCTGAATAGCTAGATCAGTAGTAAGCGGAACTCCATCTGTGGCTCTTTGTAATTGAGCAATAATATCTTCTTCAAGATCAAAAAGAACTTTGGATATTCTTTGTTCGTGAGAAGCAGCTAGTTTGGATAGTATCTCTTGTTTGGTAGCCATTCCATTTTGTATATAATGAAATGGCTACTTAGTAAATACAGGATTATTAGGCAACCTCCTTGAGTAAAGATTGCCCAACATCTCTAAATGCTCTTACATCAATTAACTTTGCTTTTTCTTTAGCAATTCTTTCGTTAAGTTTCTTAACTCTTTTTGCAATATATTTAGCATCATAAAATCTATCGGCAGGATCAGTTTTTTGTACGCTAGATAATTCTTCTTCTAATCTTACTATTGCTCTGTTTGTTTTCTCATTCTTCTCAATAGCTTTGAAAGAAGTCCAAACATTATTAAAGTTATCAGATGCAACTTCAAAGATGTTTGCAGTCTTATCTGATCCTGCTCTTTTTACATTATGGATAGTTGTAGGATATTGACCAAAGATTTTACCATACTTTGAACAGTTCCATTTGACAGAAGTTCTGATAGTGCAAGAAGTATTGTTAACTGTGTTAATAGCTAATTCAGAAACAGGATAACCCTTCTGGTTGAATGATTTGATTTCACAGTTTGTGATTTCAGAACAATAATCAACCTTTGTGACTATGCTACAAACTCTAGATAAGTACATATCAAAAACATTATTGATCTCAAACTTAGTCATATCCATGATTTGTTTTTTAATAACTTCCATATCTCTGATTTCATATTGATATGTGCTTAAAGTTCTTGGTCTGTAATCTTTTGGTGAAAGATCTTTTACAGAAAACATAATGCTTGAAAAATTAAAGCTATCAACCAATGATACAAAATTATCATATGGACTTTTATAAGAAAGATCTTGTGTGGTAAAACCATTTGCATTTGCAAAAGATTGTTCAAAGCCATCTCTGTTAGCAAATCTTTCATTGTAAAATTCAACTTTTTTTGGAATATCATTGATTTGATTATCAATCATTTCCATTCTTAGAGTAAATGCCTTTTGAATAGCATCTTCTCTTTTTGAATTGATGTCATTAATGAAGTTTTCTAGTAGTAAGTTAGTCATTTTAGTTTCTCCTGTATTCATACATACAGTTATAACTAAATTATAACTAAATTGCAACCCCTAAATTACTATAAAGGAAAGTTTTTTTTCCATGCCCTAATTGACCAATAGGCAGGGGATAATGTCTTTTGACCTCGTACTTGCTTTAAAACACCCCCCATTCTAGCCAAAAATGACCTTTGTCTAGCAGGAATGTTCTTTTTTATCTTCATTTTAGGATCGCCAAATCTCACTACTTTGACATTTCCACTGGATTTATCCTTCA